CATCACGCAGATATTGTTCTGCTTTTACCTTAGGAAGATTACCAACATCGATGTAGAAGATTCTTCTTTCTGGTGCGCGTGACAATCTGTAGATGACAAGAGAGTCTTCAATCATTCTCAACTGGTTGAGAGACTTGATTGCTTTATGCAAGAAACTCAAGTTCATCTTTTTGTTCAGATCCATCAAACCTGAGGTAGATTGTGCTACAGCATCAGCAGCAATCTTGATACCTTCTTGGTTTGTCCAATCCATTGCTCCAGTGACGGAGGGAGTATTACCTGCAAATCCTTTTGGATTGTAGATATAGAACTCGATGTAGTCACCGTAGTCAAACTGCATAGCAGATCCCTTTTCCTGCTCAGTCTTATTGGGATCTGTTCCTTTCAGTTTGTGTCTAACTTTTCTGATCTTTAGAGAATCAATGTAGCGTAGTTCCAAGATTCCTTTCTTGGGATTCTCAAGATCGATTACTTTGTGGTAGTGGCATCTGCCATCAACATACCAGTTACGAATGATCTCGTGTGCATTGATGTTGAAGTCCATCATGCGGAGAATTTTATTAAACTCGTCACGCATTTTCTTTTTGACACCAGCACCTACTTCTAGATTCTGTAGGTCAATCTCTACTGGTTTGTCGTCACCGTCATTAACAACAAACTCATTCACAATTTCATCGATGGCAGTATCCACTTCAGGATGAAGGGACATGTCACGATATCTGCGAATGAGTTCGTATTCGTTTCTTGAATTTTGTCCACCTGATGTGTCAACATAGGTGCCAAAGTATCCACCTGCAACGGTAGACACTGAAGACTCATTGTTAGGAGGGACTGGGGACTGACCTTGCAGTCCCTCCTTCTTATTAATAATAAAACCAAATAGTTGACTCATCAGTCGTAAACAGATCTATTCCTAGATCTATTTATCAACCTTCAACTAGGCGCTGATCACCGATACCAGACTTGACGCCAGTGACGCCATTCTGACCTTCACCCTTGAGTGCCTTCCAGTAAGAATACTGGAACTCAACTGTGAACTCTTCGATCTGATCGTTGCTGTCATAAGCAAGGTCGATCTGGGAGACGTTAGTTGGGAAAGCGAAGTAGAGATCATACTGACGCAGAACCTCGCCAGACTCAGTTGCGTTCTTCTCAAGTTGCTTGACCTTGAGAGTTCTGGTGTAACCACCATCCCCTGGTGTGAACAGAGGTGCGTTGTTGGTTTCGTGCGAGTTGATGGATGCCAACCACTGCTCGAAGTATGCACGGATCTTCATCTCTTTGTCACTGACAAAGGTTGCGGTCCATGTATCGAAGGTGCGGTCACCAGCGATCTTAACTGTTCTGCCACGGAAAGGAACTTCGATTACACCCAGGTTGGATGCAGGAAGTGCTGCCGATTTGCAGAGTAGGTTGACCATATCCTTATCAGCATTCGCAGTATCATCTGGGAATGTGATGTCAACCATGAACATATTAGGCTTGACGCCTTGTCCAATGTCAGCAATAAAATTGTTTAACTTAGTTGCCATTTGTTTCGTTTAACCTCGTTTGTTGTTTATGATGGGAACCTTTGATCAGCGACCTACAACTTCACTGAAGTTAACTCCAGTTTTAGTTGCGGTAAATGTAACTGTGATGTAGTTGACCGAGCGGGTTGGTTTTACATAAACTTCAGCAACAAACTCGTTGCGATCAATAACGTCAGCGGTGTTGTTTGTCTCGTCACAGATAACGAGGTAATCTGTAACACCTCTGCGTGCCTGAACCTCGGAGAGGTAGGAGTTGAGTGCGCCAGCGAAACCAGATCTTGTGGTTGCATCGTTCTGCTCGAACAGGACGCCTTCAGCAAGTCTGCGTGCTCTCTTCTCAAGGTTGAGGAAGAGACGACGAACGTTGATACGATCGAATGCAGAAGGTGCAGATAGTGCAGTCTTGTCACCGAACAATGTGATGCCTTGTCCTCTTAGACCAACAACAGGGTTGATGCGTGCTTGATACAGCTCGTCTCTGTCGGACTTGTTAGGATTGTATGCCATCTTAACTGCGTTAAGAATGCCACCACGGTTAAGACCAGCAGGTGAATACCAGTCTTCCTGGAGGTTAGAAGTCTGAACGCAAAGACCAGCAACGTCGCCGTTGCAAGGAATGTAGCGATAGACATCATTGAAGCGATCATAAACATACTTGTAACCACTGTCGAATACAGCGTAGGAAGTAGAGGTTAGATCTGAGAAGAACGCTAGGGTGTTCTCTTTCTGTTGTGTGGAAGTTAGAGCACCGCCAGAGGAAGCGATCTGATTTCCTTTGTGTGGAGAAACGAATGCGATTGCATCCTTTCTTGCTGCAGCAATTGCGATTGCCTTAGTTGCCTTTGCCTTGGTGTCAACCTCATTTGCCATGGATCCACCCATGAGAATGAAATCGATCTCGGTCTCTTCAGTATCAAGGAAGAGATCCATTGCTGAACCCCACTGACCACTGGTGTAACCAGATCCATCAGCACCGTGCTCTAGTCTGTCGTTGAATGCACCGAACTGAACCATTGCGCCAGCAGTTCCAGTAGAAGCAGTGCCGAGAGCAATTGTTCCACCTAGGTTTGCATCTGTAGAAGGTGCTCCACCTTGGAAGAGGAATCTAGACTGTTCGTTGATTACGGACTGGTAGTAGATGTTGCCACCTTCTTCGTCGCGTGCATCAGTCAACTTAGAAAGGTATGTGAATCTTTCTACGAGAGCTCCTTCAACTCTATCGATAACAGCGAAGTGAACTGCGTCTCCAGAGAATCCGTTGTCCAGAGCAAACTGAGTTGAACCAGGGCGAGGTCCGATTGCAGATAGTGCAACTCCTTCGACCGAGGTGTTCAGATACCAGTCTTTAGCAGAAGTAACTGCTACAGTGTCGCCACCGTCAGTTAGAATGCTTGCGCTTGTTAGAGCACCGTCTGCTTTAACAACTAGTGCATTCCAGTCGCCACTGATTACAGTTGCAGTTACTGCACCGAATGTCAGGGAATCTCCTGCATTCAATGTTACGTTAGCAGGATTGGATGCTAGTGCCAGGATGTAATCAGCACCTGCGTCAACTAGAACTCCTACGAGTCTGTTACCGTGGGTTCCTGCAGTTCTTGCAGCGAAGATTTCAGCACTTCCTGTGCCACCCATCCAGTCTTCTTCGTTCCTGATCAGAACTCCATTGCTACCAGTGACTGCGTTGAGTGCCCCTGTGCTTTCAGCACGAACAACAGCGAGTCTTCCGCCGTAGTTCAGGAACTCAGATGCAACCATCCAGTCTTCAGCATGATCTGCTGGTTTGCCGAATGTATCGATCAGTTCTTTTTGAGTATTGATGTTTACAATTTCACCGATTGGTCCCTTAGCAAAAGATGAGGCGTGTGCAGCTCTAATAGCCAACGCACCTGTCACGACAGCATTAGTAAGGTCACGCTCCTTGATTAAAATTCCAGGCGAGACTTGACTTGCCATGTTTTTCTCCTTGGTGTGTCCAAATTTAATCTAAAATTATTTATTATTTTGGACTCCTTGGGTGGGGAAACAATGCATGAACACGCTACCAGTCTGGGTAGTCGTTTTTGAAAGGGGTGCCACTTTTTCTTGAATCCATGACACGTTTAATTGTGCAGTCCTTACACTCATATGAATAAGATGATGGCAGGTCTCCCCTCGTTCTCCTAATCAAATAGTAATCTTCTAAGAGACTTTTTGTGAGATGACAAGTCCTACACTTTCTCTCCTTGAGAAGTAAATGCTCAAGTTTAAACTGATCATCTAGGTTCATCTAAAATCCCACATATATGAAACGTCTTCCTGTGTATCTCCATACTGCCATACAGTTCCATCGTCTACAAATCCTTCATCTCCTTCTAGACCTGTAGTAATGAATCCGAATGGTGCCATGTCCTGTTCGATTTGATTCTTCTGCTCGCTATAGATACGTGCCCTGACATCATTGTCTGTTAGTTCTTTGAAGTAATCCTGTTGAACCAACCAGGCAAAGATAACCATGCACATCACAAGGTCATCGTGGAATCCTTCGTCTGCTTCAAACGATTGTTTCTTCTGAATGAACGTAGTCAACTCATTAATAATGTCGTAGTCATTAAAGATAAGTTTGTCATCCTCCACGATCTGCTTGAGGTTGGCACATCCTACCTTCTTAACTGTCACACTCATCTTGACACCGAGCTGTGTCTTGTTACCAGAGAATCCTTGTCCAACAATCTGACCAGCACGTCCTCTCATAGCACACATGAGAACGTTAGGATACTCAAGGTCAAAGTTTAGAATTGATGCTACAGAATCTCCAACGTCATTGACTTCGCAGAGAACCCATCCATTATTATATGCACGGGCAACGTCATTGATAACGTTGGGGAACAGCATCGGTTTGATTTCATTATTTCTATACTTTGCCACAATCTTATATGGCACAGTAGTAATATCATATACAATGAAAGCAGAGTAGTCGCCACCGATGCCACGACTAACGTCCACTGTCAGTAAGTATTCATTCTTCTCTTGTGGTGGTTCGTAAATATCAAGACCTTTGTTTCTGGTAACAGGATCTACGAATGCTAATGCTTTTAACTTGGCAGCAGAGATCAACGTGTCAACCGATCCAAGGAACTCACACTCAAACTCTTGTGTGAACTGTCGCTCGGACGTGTTCTTGATAGTCTCTTCTTTCCACTTGTCATCTCTGCCTGGCACCTGTGACCAGTGGACTTCATGATATGTGTATCCGTTTCTTCCATTGGTTGCATCTGTCCACATCTTATAGAAGTGGTTCATACCCTGTGGGGTAGAGATGATGATTACCTTCGTGCTTTTACCAGAAGTAATAGTAGGATAAACAGATGCAAAGAACGAGTCAGCAATGTGATTTGGGACGAACGCGAACTCGTCGAGAAAGATGATGTTGAACGACATACCTCGGACAGCACTTGCAGATGTAGAAGCTGCCAATATTTTACTGCCATTTTCTAACTCGATATTTCCTTTGTTCCATACTACCACGCCTTGCTGGATCCACTTGGGTAGGTTTTCATATGCTGTAGCTAAACGTGCTAACAGATCTCGTGCCGTGGATGCTTTGTTCGCTAGGATACCTACGTTAACGTTATCGTTAAAAATTAGGTAGTGCAAAAGATACGAAACCACCGTAGTAGACTTACCAGTCTGTCGTCGTAGTTTCGCCATGTTAAACCTATTTTTGTGAAACTTCTCAATCAGTTCTGTTTGAAAGTCCCACATCTTAAATGGCACCAGACCTTCGTCAAGTGAGACGATCTTCACATAGTTCTTTGTGAAGTATACAGGGTCTTCCTTACACTTGATAAATTCTTGGACTTGTTCTTTCGTAAAGTCAATCTGGACGTTCGCTTTTTTTAGAAGCGGGTTGCCAAGATAAATCTGATCGGATGCCATAAGAAAACTAGTTCACCACTAGTATTTATTTGTCCCACCACTTGCCTTCTTTCTCGTCAGCAAACTTCTCAAGATCGTCTAGACGTTTCTCCCAAGTGTCACCGCCATCAGTTCCTTTCATGGGATTGATACACGTCGCATCTCCTAGTTTATTACAAACCAAACTGGCAAGATCTTTCTCACTACCTTTGGCACCTGTTGCCCAGGTGTGATTTCCATTCATCCAAACTGCACCACATTTAGGGCATTCCTTCCTTGATAAACTAAAGTCGGACAGCTCTCTATCGTTGGTCATTGTTGAGTTCCTCTATGAGTTTGGTGATCTCGGCATTGTCTTTATCAAGTCGGCGCTTCAATTTCTTACGCATACGTTCCATACGGAATTGGACCCATGCGTATCTTAGTTGTAGATCCACATAAGCAAAAAACCTCATCGTTGACTCGACACCTCCGATAGCACAGAGGATGAGAACAAAGATGAGGATTAAGTAAGCACCATACATGTGTTACACTCAGCTACACCTATTATAGGATATGTATGAGAAAATAGTGTAACAATCAGCTACGATTTGTGTCCTTGTTTTGATTTTTAAACTTCCCATCATATACCTTGGTCCAAGGAGCGTAGAGAGGGAGAGGATAGTTCTTCTTTCCTTCTGCTATTTCCTTATACCATTCATCATGTTTTGTCATGTCAGCAATTCCATGCACGTAACGACTTGTTAATTCTTGAGTCAGGATCGCGAGCAGTCTTCTTAGAAGTCAGCTTCGCTTTCATGCCTTTCATTCTCGCACAAAAGCTCTTTCTACGAGGGTTCCCAGCTTTCTTTGAAGGTGCCTTAAGATCGCTTCCTGGGTTCTCACGTTCATACGACTTCCTACCTTTTTCATTTAATCCTCCAGATTTTTTCTTTCCTTCCTTACGAGTCCATGCTGCCTCGTTAAGTTCTTGCCTAAGATCCCTAAAAGACTTCATGAATCTCCTTTGTCTTCACCTTTATTTATTTGCTTCAGCATTTTTTGGAGGTCAGCTGTGCTACCAACGAATAGATTATTTGTTGTGTTGCCTGTAGCTTGTTTAGTAGGTGCTTCGAGATTCTTCATCTTTGTCTGAAGATCGATGAGTTTGTCAGTAGCGTCTGCAACCTGCTTCATAGCGTTCACAGCGACTTCATACGCTCTAGGGTGCCCAGACTCCTGAGCAACCTCTAACGCCCCGTCTAGCGCCTCCCTGCCCTTGTCTATGAGGGAGTATAAATTGCCACGGGTATACTCGTAATCTTTTGTCTGATCGTCCTTCTCTGCTTTAGCAGGAACTGGTTTGGATGGTTGTGATGGTTCGATGTCTGTTGCTTCAACTTCGATATCAAACATATCTTCCATGTTATCTTCAAATTTGCTCATAGTAGTTCAATGCCTTCATTAAATCCAAAGTCGTCAGTAGATAATAGCAGTGCATCATCGGCAGAATTGATCTGTCCATCACCATTCTTGTCTTCCAATGCCTTAGGTGTATAGGTAACCTTTGTAGTTCTTTGTGGAACAGAAGCATTGATACCTTCGTATACAATTGCTTTCTTGATGACACTCGACTGATCGAATGGACCGTAGATGTAAGACTTACATGTGAATGTTAGACTCCAGGTGATGTATCTACGCTCAAGGAAACTATCATCCCAAGCATCATCATGGTTGACACCATTCAATACGATAGCAATATCTTTCTTCTCATTCATGTCAGGGATCATGTTGAGAGTGATATTGAATGATGGTTGGAAGTATGGTAAGATCTGCTCAAGAATCTGTAGACCATCATCTTGATTCTTAGCAATGATGCCAAGTTCAAACTCGATGTTATATGGCACAGGAACATACTGCTCCTTTACTTCACTCCCATCATCTTGGATGATTGTTCTATACTTTTGAACAGGACTTGTTTTCCTAGAAGAATCGTATGAGATCCCAGTCATCTCAAAGTAGAGACGGGGGAGAGTAATAGCAATCTTACGATCTACATCTGGGTTTTGTTCCAGACGTGTCAAGAACTTGCTCTTAGGACCATATGCCAGGGGAACTTTCTCTTCTTCCAATACAGAGTTATCAGAAGGATCAACCTTCTTCAAAGTAATATTATTGAAGAGGGTTCCAAACCCAATAATATTTCTACGAATAATTTCGTTATAGAAGTGTGACCCTAACATTAGATACTACCTGTAAAGTTGCCTGATTCACCGAATGGGTTGCCCTCAGTCCAATCAATAATATTGTCAGCGGCATCTTCGATCTCTCGATTTTGATCATACTCGCTGTTTGTATTATTTAGAGTGTCGTAAGATTCGGGACTCCACTTGGCACCTGACGTTAGACCAGTTACTGTCTCTGCAGTAGTGAAAGTTCCTGTTCGGTTGACGATTTCAAGTTTTCTTGTAGCACTATCCCAGGACTTGACATCTGCTCTATTGTCTTTGGGTGAGTAGTCAATTGTGACAGTAGGCGCAGAACTATAACCGCTCCCACCACTGGTGATAGTGATGCCAGTAACGAGACCAGTAGAACTAACTGTAGCAGTCGCTGTAGCACCACTTCCACCACCTCCTGTGATAGTAACTGTTGGG